ACAGCCAAGGTAAACGTGTAAAAAAGACCAACGAGGCTTTACGAAAGGAGATTAACTTACGCAATTTAGCTGCAATGAAAAATCGCGTAACTCAAGCTGCCGCTACTATGCGCACATGCAAACAACTCGTTAAGAATAGGTGTACATGCGCTACAAAAAAATCAAGTCCTATGATGAGACGGGCTCCACCTCCTCCCCCTCCACCTCCACCTATGAGGCGTCCTATTATGGCGCGCGCGGTAGCACGTGGTCCCGCAATGCCCCCGAATCTTATATCACAACTTAAGAAGAACCTGAACCGCCGTGGTCTTAGACAAATCGCAAACCGAAACGCGAGGACATCAGTCGCTTAGCTCCAGGCATACTAGGTTTTGACCACAGTAACCATCTAGACCAAAATCCAGCAGTTTTTAAACCGGATTTAGTCCATGTTTCACCCATACGTCCATGCCGTGCGAGATATCTCTTCATACGCGATGGATCCTTGTGAATAGTGTAATCCGAGTACCCCGCGCCACCGAAATCCACATGCGAACCATCCTCGAAAGTGGCTCTGTATTTTTTTTCAGGATTTGGACTCTTTCTGAGTGTTACCTTCATTACTATGAGCGAAGAAAATTTTGAGATTTCTTTTCGTGTATATATTAAATGTCGGTATACATCTGGATATCGATCATACTTTGGATATTATTTATACTAGGTGGTCATGCCTTACGCGATCCACCCGATAAATATGATTATCCGTCTATACCCATAGAGAAGATGGATATATACACAACACCTGTAGACGTCAGGAAAGAATGGGCGCGTCGGGAAGAGTCGAAACCAAAGAAACCGGAATACACTTTCAGCCCAGATTCACAAAACCACTTCGCGATTTTTTAATATGATATGATAATAACATACAAACAGGTATACTGGGTCTGGGTCTATTAGGACTTACTTTGATAGGTACGTTTATCTGTAGACCACACACAGGAGTTCGTGTATAAAGAATAGACGTCATATTAAACTATGGATCAAGAAATTACAGACCTCATTAATCAGCTTCACGATCTTCGTGAAGAATGGCATGAAATTGAAGACGAACACAGACTAGTTTTGAATGATACCATACAGGTTTCACGAGAGGCACAGGCTTTAAAGGTCATGCTAGGCATTTCGTGGGTCATACATGGTGTATTCGCGTGGATTTTCATGGACACAACATCGGGAGAAACTCTCACCCTCGAACCCATGCAATTTAATCATACATAAAGAACATCTACTAAATAAATACAAATGAGTAAGAAACAAGAGGTTATATTCGTGTCGGTACCATACAACGAACGCGTGAAAATTTATAACGAACAGAAAAAAAGTGCAATTGAAAAGGCTATGAATAGTGAAAAGATTCATTATAAATCTACTAGCGACCCCGAAAGGTTCAAAGAGTTTCTTGAGAAGCGACTCGAATTATGGGACTCTCTTAAATCGAACGTGATCGAAAACGGACGATTGAAGAAAGGGTTTACCAGCAGGTACCACGAGAAGATGTACGACAAGACCAATGAGATCATACAGAGTCTAACCTGTTAAGCTCATCGCCTTGATACGACACGTCTTTACTTTTCCTTTTGTTTATATTTGAAAAAGCTCCTAACCATCTATTAACAGCTCGTTTTGAAGCGATAACAGAATTTGTTTCATCGTTCACAACGATACTGAGTCCATTGCACACATCTGGTTTATTGGGTTTATTGGGAAACTGAACTTGGAATGCCTGTATAGAAACTGCGGGGATGTCAGGTGCTTCATCTAGCAGTCGATCATAATCTTCCCTGCACTTCATTACAAATTCTACGACATTTGCCCTATGCCTTACATCTAATGACAGTTCCATATCAATATTTCTATAGAATTTGGACCATTGTACACACATAGCAGAGTGCCCTTCTGAAAGACTTAAACTCTGACTAAATTTGGATATACTCGTCAAAATCCCCGCCAAAACATTCAAAAAAGCAAAGAAATATTGGATGATCATAATACGCGTTCTGGTATCGTTACTTGTATTAGCGTTACCACTTGGATTTAACACTGCAAAACCACCGACACCTGTTATCGATGCAATTACAATCGAAGGGTATGCTAACCAGTCATTTTGTTTCTTAAAAAATAGACGAGAGTGGTTATGAAGCCACCTATACCCGGCGGCCTTTTCTGCCCAGCGTATTAGTAATTTTTCTTGTTTTTCACACCATAAACAGTTTACCTGTTCATCCAGTGAAATTTTATCAGACATAACGGCCTGTGCCTATGGTATGTTCAGATTATTCTGAAATTCATAGGCAGTTGAACGCGCCAATTTATCGACAAGTTCATTTTGCACGTTTCCGTTATGAGCTTTTACCCAGCGCCATTCTACAATTTTTATAGACTGAACAAGTGTATCGAGAGTTTTCCATAGTTCTTTATTTTTTACCGCGGACCCAGATGCAGTGCGCCATCCGTTACGCTTCCAATTTTTTATCCACGAAGTGATTCCATTTTTCGTATAATTGCTATCCGTAAAAATACGCACTTCGTTAATACCACATTTTTTAATGTGTTCCAACCCTCTTATTATCGCTGTCATTTCCATAATATTATTAGTAGTTTCTCGAGATCCACCGGTTAGTTTAAAATCTCGCGAAATGACGCCCCACCCCCCGGGTCCCGGGTTTCCGAGGCAGCTTCCATCTGTGTAAATCTCGAGCATATTCTTACTTATCGTTTATCTTTTATATTGTTAGGAGTGGAAGGATATTCCGAAGCTCGTTTTGGTGTTTTGCATATCGTATCTCCACAGTGATCTCTATTCTGATACACAGAATTTATGGATGCCGACATCTCACTACAATTTTTAAGTGACCACCGGCCTAGTACGGGTTTTTCTACTTTTAACAACATGTCAATCAATTTCTTAATCATACTTTAAAAATGTGTTTATTTTTTATACTTCAATAAGTGTATGCTGTCCAAACAAATTGCGTTGCGCCATAATAAATGACATTGAAGTTTTCTGTTGATGTATAAAGTCGTATTGAATAACAGCCGCCTGCACAGCTGGACACGGCACACCCGCGGTCATACAATGTAACACAAAAATTCGCGCATCTAGAATATGTTTATCCATAATATCGTATAGGTCTTCCGCGATAAGAGGGCATTCGATGATGGTACCACTGGACCACGCATTAACCACGCTCTGTTTATGAGTATTACGTGTTTTCATGAGATCAAACCCCTCTAAAAGAGAAGCAGCGAATGTAAATCGCAGTGTATTCATTCCACAAATGGGTGCAAAGGCAGAAGTCGCATGTTGCTTGGTCTGAATAGACTTCACGTATCTACTCGTAATTCTAGTATTAACAGCTGAATTAATAACCGGTGTAGGAATTTCATATTCAAAACCAGCTTGAGAACACCACAACCCAGTATTATTCATTTCTGCGACATCAGAAATCTTATCCATCTCGTATTGCTCGAGTACTTTCAAAGCTGATCGCACAATATACCCATCCATATCTGTACCGATAGCCCTTTCTAGACTAGCTTTCATACGTGTATCATCATGACCGCAATAGGAATATAAATCTGCTACAGCTTGTAACATTCCGTATTCCACACCGTTATGAACCATCTTTGTAAAATGACCAACACCAAAATCTTCGCCCATGTACGTATGTCTGTTAGATATCTTTGTAAGGATGGGCTTAGTCATCTCGTATGCATGCCTAGTTCCGCCTATCATGAAAGCTGGACCTTCACGAGCGCCGACGGTACCACCAGAAAGTCCAGTCCCTAAATAATTTATCATCCGAACCTTACATTTAGACCCACGGGTTCTAGAGACCCTATAGAATTCGTTTGAACAATCTATGATTGTATCATTAGGTCTCAAATGTTTGAGTAAAATTTTAACAGTATCATCTGTCGCATCCCCGTGAGGAAGAGCTGTAAAGATAACACGCGGCCATTTCATAGCATCGACCATTTCAACGATGGACTCATGTCCAAACACGTTCTCAGATTGTTCTTCCAATGCGATAACCTTAGAGTGTGTCTTGTTATACACGTGCAATTTCTGCTTCTCTTGAATGTTAAGTGCGAGATTTTTTCCGATAGAACCCAATCCGATTACACCCAAAGAACTTGTCATTATGTTATATTATAGGTCTATTTATTTAAGTTGTTTAAATCTAGATAAAACGTTCAATCAGTTTCTTGAATATCTTTCTTATCTGTATCACGGGGGATATATTTAAATGGGTGGTCTAATTTTTTTGTCAGTACATAGTATTATGGTAAACCGAAACAACGGTGGTAATGTCATCATGGCCAACGCGTGGTTGGTGAACAACGCAAGAACCGCAAATAATCTTGCAAGAAACGAAGCTGTGAGACGGTCAAGAGCCGAGGCCGCTGAAGAGAGGGCACAGCTAAAAGCAAAGAAGGCGGCAGAAGCTGTCAAAAAAGAGATGAATATAGCCCGTCAGGCAGCAGTTCAGAGGTCGAAGGCAGAAGCTGCCGCGGAGAGAGCTGCGCGGGCTGCATCTAGGGGTGAAACATCAAGTCGTCGTAATAAGACTAACGCCGCTAACAAAGCTGCTAAGAAAGCTGCTGAGAACGCCAAAAAGGCTCAAGCAAATGCCGAAAGAGCCGCGGCGAATGCCAGGAAGGCTCAAGCAGAGGCTCTCTCCAAAAACGTAAAGAATAAACTGATTGCACTTTCGCGTAGAAATATAAATAAACGCGAAATGGCTAAACAAGGTAGGAAGATTTATATACAAGCTGTAAAAACTAAACTTCTTCACCCGAACCAAGGTGCTAATACGGCGATTTCTCAGCAGTTTTTATCTACGTATGACGATTTTCAGAAATTTGTCAATGGAAAATGACCGATTTTTAAAAATAGAAAATTGGGTTCGCACGTCCGACCGGTCGGACACCTTACGAAATTTGGAACAAAAAAAGGCGTTACAAAAAGTCGGGGGAGTCAAAAATGTATTGAACCTTCATTTTTAAAAAAATGTGTATGAACAGTTTTTAAAAGTGAATTATTAATATTTATGAAATACTTCGTATGAGTATTTAGTTAGAGAAGGCGAGACCACCCATACCCGATTGGATGCGGAGGACGTTGTAGTTCACGGCGAACATGTTAAGGTTCGTCGTGGTGCCCGCGCTACCCTTGGTCTTGATAGCGACCTGAGCGTTATCTATACGCGAAAAATTGCAGGTACCGGTCGGTTGATGCTCCTCGGGCTTAAGGGCGAACGAATACGCGTACACACCGGGCACAGGGGAACCGGAGTGGTGCTGGAAGGGCTGCACGGCGTTGAAGTACTTACCCGTCTGCTCCTTGAACCTGTCCTGACCGTTGAGAACAAGCTTGAAGGTGTCGACGGGACCGTCGGCCTCCTCGGACCAGGTGTTACCACCGTGGGCCACCTTAAGCATGGGAGCACCCGAAGAGCCCGGGGCGATGACGAGACCGTCACCAAGCGCACCGAGGACGCCAGCAGGGTCGGTGGTCACGACCTCGGTGGAGGACGTGAAGTTCCAGAGGTTGGCGCGGCCGACCCCGCCGCGGTCGGCGCAGAAAACCAGCTCCTTGACCGGGTGGTTGTACGAGAGGCGGATCTGCTTCGTGGAACCGGCGGCGGCCATAGCGTCGGAGCCAGTGTGCTGGACTTGTTCGATAAGGTACTCATGACCCTTCTGCGCGAATCGCCTACGCTCCTCAGTGTCGAGGTAAATGTAATTAGCCCAGACCTTGAAGGTGCTGTTATCGGTATACAGTGAGAAATCGGAAGATAAATCGAAATCCATTCTGACTTCATGATACTGCAGAGCAATTAGTGGGAGAGCAAGTCCGGGATTGCGGTTAAAGAAGAAAATAAGAGGAAGGAACATCTGACCATCGTCGACCGCGGGGGAAGTCATCTTACCCCAAGTGGCCTTCTTGGAATCATCGAGGTAAAGCTCGGAGTAAAGCCTCCACCAGCGCTGGTAGTGCTTGTCAATACGCTGTCCACCCACGGATAACTCGACGTCCTTGATCGCACGCTCGGCGGCCCAGCAGTCGTCGTTGGCGGCGTCGGCGGAGGTGAGCACGACGGTGTCCTTAGCCTTAAGCTCGACATACATGTCGGAGACGAGGTCACCGTTGCGAGCAATGGTGACGGAAACGCGGCCGGAGTTGGAGGCAGTACCGTTAACGGTCTGCTCGATGTTCTCCATAGCGAAGTTAGTGTGGCGCTTGTAAACCGCCTGGAAAAATGTAACCTTGGGGTTACCTGTCAGATAGACGTCCTGTGCGCCGTATGCCACGAGTTGCATTAAACCACCCGCCATTTTGTATGTTGTTGTACTATACGCAGAGAAAATAATTTCAGGTAAAGTGCGAAATTTCGCACGTGATTTTTCCTCAACCTACCATAAATGTCTACACAGCCTGAGACTATCGAGCCCGAAACCGAGACCGAATCTGAATCTGAATCTGAAATTTTACCCGACCAGGAGGTCGACCTCACCGAGTACGATCCTGAGGATTTTCCCGATGATGACGATTTTTCGCCCATGGAAAATTTACTTGGTCAAACTCTTACCACCCCCGAGGGTGACACCGTGTGCACTGCTCTAGTATACATTGGGCAACAGATGGAAATTCAGAATAAAATTTTTATCAAACTCCTCGGCATTCTTCAGAAGAAAAATGAGGCTTAGAAAAATGAATCCTAATATTATAAATGCAGGGGTCCGGTGAGACAATGCACGTCATAGACGACACATACAATCTTCATGATCATAATAGCACTTTCTGGACTGAGAATATTATGAAAATGGACATAGATCAGCTCATGAAAGTAATCATCCAGCCCTCTGAAAAAAAGCTGAAAATTAACGACAAGCTCAGTGCATCAGAGTCTCTTAACATAGGGTTTGACCTATTTTTCGACCCTTCCCAACCAAGGGAAAAAGGTCTACCCATACAAATTGATATCGGTGAAGTTGAACGCACTCGTACATTCATGATAGATCGTTTATGCGAAGCGTATCACCGCTCATGCGCCCTGGAAAAGGATAATGAATGTGACTTCGATGACGACGAAATCAAAGAAGTTACACTGGCTACTCGTATTAACAGGATGATCGACCGCATTCAAGATGCATGGAGGGTAACATTCAGTGTATATCGTATACACGATTTCTCGAATAACCCCAACGCCGTACCCGTGGACCCGGAATCCGACCCATCTATTTACAGGGCATCTACGATTAAGGATGTTCAGGAATTGAAACCTTTTCAACAGGCTATGTTACAGTTATTGAAGGATTTATATGATAGTCAGATCAGGAGATACAAAGAGCAGTGTTGTAGGGAGATTAAAACAAAAGATGGGGCGAGTACCCGGGCATGGGAAGCATTTGAAAGTATTCAAGATTACGTATATTCAGTCGGTAAAAAGGAACAATGGTATGAACTATGGAAAAATATGACTATGAGTCCTTCTACCCACAGCGATCTTATTCGCCATCTTTCTAAGACGAGAGATATGCAATTTCCTGAAATTAAGAAGCATCGACAGGTATGGTCTTTCACGAATGGTATTTTCATCGGCAAGGAGCTTGTACCTGACAAGTCTACAGAAGAAGACAAACATTACCGGGCTATTTTCTACCCGTATACGTCAAAGGAGTTTAAGACACTCGATCGGACTATCGTCAGCTGCAAATACTTCAATCGGGAATTCAACAACTATAACGATACCGACTGGAGGAATATCCCTACACCCAATTTCGATAAGATCCTAAAGTACCAAAAGTTCGAAAAGGAGGTAATCGAATGGATCTATGTTCTTTGCGGGCGCCTGTGTTATGACGTAAATGAGATCGATAAATGGCAATGCATCCCCTTCCTAAAGGGGGTCGCGCAGTCCGGTAAATCGACTATTATTACGAAAGTATGTCGCAAATTTTATACAACAGAGGATGTGCGAACACTTTCGAATAACGTGGAAAGAAAGTTTGGTCTGTCTTCTATTTACGATTCCTATATGTTTATTGCACCGGAGATCAAAGGTGATTTAGCACTTGAACAGGCAGAGTTTCAGTCTGTAGTGTCTGGTGAAGATGTTTCGATTGCAGTGAAACACGAGAAGGCTAAAACTTTCGTGTGGAAATCTCCGGGTATTCTGGGTGGTAACGAGATTCCCGGGTGGAGAGACAACTCCGGTAGCGTTTTGCGACGTTTGATTACAGTTGACTTTAGGAAGAAAGTTAAGGAAGCGGATCCGACCCTGGAAGATAGGCTCGAAGAGGAACTTCCAAACATCCTGCAAAAGTGTGTGAGGGCGTATCTCGAGAAGGCGCAGGCACATAAAAACGACGCCATTTGGAACATTCTTCCACCCTACTTCGAAAAGGTTAAGACACAGGTTGCAGCGGCAGTCAGTCCTCTACTGAGTTTCATGGAATCTTCGCACATTGAGTATGGTGAAGATAAGAAGTGTCCCCTATCTTTCTTCAAAGACGAGTTTGCCGCTTTCTGTATGAAAGAGGGTAAGTCGCGAACGATCAATTCTGATATATGGGCGGGTCCATTTGGTGAGCGTGGTATCGGCGTGGAAAAGCTGAAAGAAGATGAAAATACATTGTATACGAGATGCGGTATAACTCAACACCAACCTAAGACTGGTACAGAGCATAGGAACTCTATGTGGGTTATTGGTCTCGATGTCGTAAACGTAACCCCCCAAGAAGTGGTACCGCAACAACAGGTATACGTTGAGACATCTATTTCGACACAGACGATGGTTGATACAGATGGACAGGAGTTAGACGATTAAAATATTTACTTAATATATGGGTTTATTCAACGAATTTGAAAAAAATAATGTTTCACCAACTACATCCCAAAATTTGATACGACAGGCCCCGTATCTCACGAACCGCGAAAAAAATAGTCTAAGGGTCAACGCTACCAGACTCAAACAAAACAATATACAAACGAGAATAAATAGAATGGTTGGTAATAAACTGAAGGCCGCCAACCTTTCAAAAATGAAAATGTCACCTCTTCAAATGGGTGTCTTTAACGGTATGGTCAATTTAGATGCTAAGAAGGGTAACTATAACGTAAACGTCGCGGAAATTCTGTATAAGAAACCAATTAAAAGACGCCCCATCACACCTGGGTCTAATTTCGAAATAGAGATAAGCGCGATTAAACTGTTATACGGGCGTATGCAAATAGGAGCTAAGCATACATTTACAGTCGTACCGAATAAAAATGCGAAAAACAGGCATCGATACTTCGTCGCTCAAATCGACGGTTTCGTGTATGAAGGAGGTAAGAAGCAAAAACTGCTGGCTAAAATTTATACGAACGGTAAGATGCAACTCGCGGGTGGTATCATCAATAACAACTCGAGGCAACCAGAGATGATTCGCAAATTCATAGTGGATAACTATGCGTCGAAGTATAAGTTTTTATACAATCCTATTCGCTACTCTACACTTGTAGGTACGTTTCAAACACAAGGTGTTATTAACTTAACCATGGTTGCACAGGCTTTCGCCAAGTCTCGCAATATCGATTATGAACCCGAGCTTCGCCCCGCTTTAAAGATGACGTATTATGGAAATAATTTTCAACTCTTTAGATCCGGTAAAATACAGATTATGGGTGCTAAGACTGTTAAGGCCTTACACGATGCATACAACCCCATAGGATACGACTTAGTAAAGACTATGTGGGTTATGGGTATGATGAAGGAATCTGTGAACACAGGTATGAACAGGGTAGCTGTTAAGAAAACCGCTCGCCCGAAGAATGTAACCACCGCAATGAACGATAAGAATACCAATATCAAATACTTCAATAAATCGAATTCGAAGAATGGTAAAAATGGTATACGGGTGGGTCCACGTAAATGTCTGACTGTCGCCCGACCAAAGCTGGTCGCAGTCGCGGAAAAGATGGGTATTGTTGACATCACGA